CTACCCTTACCGCCGTCTCGAACATACCCTCGCCAATTTGCTGGTAATCCCCGACAACATCCCCAAACAGATCCACTGCCATCTGATCTGTCAAATTTGAAAAATAGTTCGTGATCGCTTCATTTATTTCTGATTCACTAAGTCCCGTCAAATCGAGGTGAATATCTGACATCGAATAATCTAAAACGTTCTGAACATCTACCCCAAGCCCAATAGCTAGTTTGGAAAAGGTAGTAGCCATGTCTCTAAATATATCAGTAAACCCACCTAACACCGAATCATCTAACTCATCAAACCCAGCATTCACCCAATCCAGGAAATCTTTTACGAAATTCTCCGGTGAGGGGGCACCACCAAAGCCGGTGTAATCCTCCCATATCGGCGCTGGGCCCCGACTGACGCCTTCTACATCTGAGCCATTCAAAATTTCCCCAAGGGTGAACCCTGGTATCTTATACTCCTTACCTGACCACCCCCCGCCGCCGACAGTGCCCTGCAACACCCCAACAACAAACTCAAGGATGGATTGCGTCAAATCCTGGGTGGCATGAAAAATGTCGTACAACGCATACAGCTGATCATCATTTTGATCTTGCAAAATTTCAAGTGCATTGAGAAGGGACTCACTCCCGGTTCCAGCGTCTGCGCCAAGAACCGTACTTGGTTTACTTGAAGGAGGCTCGATTGACCCACTACTGCCACTTCCACCGCCACCAGCAAACCCCACTCCAATCATGCTCAAAAATCCTGCAACAATACCCGCCATTGCAGCGATACGAGCAAAAGCTGAATACGGTTCACCTTGCCCTTGACCTAAAACAGCACCAACACCACTAACCAGTGCTTTTTGTGCCATTATTGCCATTTCAGCAACAGCAAACGCCATTTCAAGCATATGCATTGCTTGCCGAGCGCGACTGTTCTCTTCAAACAATCCACCGATAGTCCCGAATAGTTGACGATACCCTCCGAGTTGTGCTTGGATTGCTTGATCAGCGTATTTCATTTCCTTCTGTTTAAATGCCTTAATCGCCTTAGCTTCTTCGCCACCCATTACGAAGAAAAGATTTTTCCGATCTTCTGCAAGATCTTTTTCTTGTTCCGCAATATCGGAATACACTTCACTTAATTGTTCCAAGGACTTCATCATATTTTGAATGCCTTGGTGCGCATCATCTCCAAATATAGAAGATTCAAACAACGGCCCAGATTCTTCAAGAGATTCATTCAACTCGTCCGTTATTTCCTTCACAGACTCCATCGCATCATATATTTCTACAATGGATTTGGCCATTTCCGGATCAACAAATTCACTATCAAATTCCCAATCTTTTGTCCCAAGCTGATCTAAATACGCGGTAAAAACTTTATAATCAAAATTCAATTGCCGCACCATCTCAGCATGTGCTTTTTGAGCCGCTGTTAATTCCTTCACAAGAGAGATGGTCTTACCTGTACTAGCAGCAACTTTATCAATAGATACAGAGAACTCATTCATGCCAAAAACAGCCAATCCCATATAATGATTTTGTGTAGCGATCTTTTCCGTAAAATCTAGCATTGTGCCTTTATTCGTATCTGCATAAGCTTTATCCAATTCTAAAATAGCATGTGTTACATCATTATATGCGTTTCGAGTAGCTGTCAATTCCCGTAAAAGTTTTGGTTCTGATCCTTCTCCTTCATTAAATTTCATCCTGACTTGTTGCGCCAAAATAGATGTACTAAGAATAGCCTTTTTTACAACAAGCCAATATCGGTAAAAATTTGCAATGGACTGTCCAGCAAAACCAGCGACGTCTACCAAAGCTTTAAAACTACCGGCAACTCCATCTACCCATTCAGGAACTTTTTGATTTATAAGTTCCTCATTCACTTTCACCCAGTCTCGAAAATGAGCAACAATATCAATAATTGTAGGAGCTAATCCTTTCCCAATACCAGCTGCAATCTGATTAACCGCATTCCATGTTAATTGTAATTGAGCAGAAAAAGCTTTTGTAGCATTAATTGCTTCAATATCCAAAGCTGTTGCATTTTTTACTTCTTTATTTGCAATTTTTAATGCTTTCTCAAGCTGTTCTACATTTACAATTAAAGGACTAAGCCCTTTTACAGATTCCAAACCTTTAAGGCCAAATTGTTCGAGAAGGGCAACTGTACTGTGCCCTTCTTTTGACATTCGGTTTAGTCCTTTAATAAAAGAAGTAAACACTTCCCCAGCATCCTTGTCAAATGTTTGCCGTAATTGATCTCCTGTTTTTTGGGTAATCTTTTCTAAAAATTCAAGCCGTTGCCCCCCAGAAAGTAAAGCCTTGTCAATCATGATCATTGATTTACTAATCGCTGAACCTGAAATTTCAGCACGAGCACCCATTGCTTTTAAAGCCGCGCCATATGCAGCCGCTTGTTCCGAAGAAACAGAATACGCAGCAGTTGCCCTTCCAATCTCACCAGCCATGTGGACAATTTCACTTTCAGTTGCCGCCATTTGATTCCCAAGGGAAACAATAACACTGCCCAAGGTCTTAATTTTCTCCGTTCCTTCTCCAGCGGTATTCAATAACCGGGCAAGTGATTTTGCGCCTTCCGCACCGATCACATCCGTAGAAATTTGCAATTTCGCCATTGTTTCAGTAAACAACGTAACATTCCGAACCCCTTGAACTCCTAATTGCCCCGCTGCTTCAGCAATTTCCAACAAACCACTAACTGCCACAGGAATATGTAAACTCATATCCCGGATATTTTTATTTAATTGTTGAATTTGTTTATCTGTAAAATTTGTAGTTTTTTGGATACCAATCAAACCCTTATCTAACTCTGAAAAAGCTTTAAGAGCAGATCTGCCAACTAAAAGAGTCGCAGCCGCAGCAGCCACTGCCGTGACCGTCATAATCTTAAAAGCTTTCGTCATCGCGGCTGCTCCGCGCGCAGAATCCTTCTCAAATTGCTTAAGAGAATTCGCAGCCTCTTTCAATTGCCGAGTATCAATCCCCAAAGATGCTGTTAAAGTTCCAAGATCCATGCGATTATATCATCCTGTTTACTACAGGCGCCCCTTTAAACGGTTTTGGAAATTTGGGTTTGGATTTCACTTTTTTCTTCTTTTCCTTATCTGCTTTAGCAATACCAAATAAACTTTTCTTCATTTCTTCAATCGGTTGTGTAACTGTCTTCTCTTCCGGTTGATCTATCCACGGAATAAAGTCTACAGCTTTCGCAATCTTCCGTCTGCCATCTTTACCGCCAAAAGAAGATGCAAAATTATAAAATATAGATGTAAGTTGAGCAATCATATAATCCTGCCGATAATCTCCAATAGGTTCCAGAGTATTGTATGCTTCCCATTCTGCTAGTTGAGAAGCAGTTAAATCATTCAACAAATAATCCGGATGTAAATACCCTAACTTTTGACAGAGTCGGAACTGGAGTCGCCGGTCCCCCCGGCTTCGGAGTTTTTTAGCATTTTATCCTTATCCTCTGCTGTAATCTTGTTCAACTCCTGTGCAATCACAACAATGGTATCCAGTTTCTTTGCACCGATATTTTCACTCAGTGTCCCAGCATCACCCGGTTTCATGAGATTAACACCAGTTTCATCACAAAGCGTTTGAATTGCAAGCTTTGCCTGGAAATCGGCCAAGTTTTGTTTGTATTCAGTTTTCCCATCCTTATTCTTTACTTCTTCCATGATGGATCTTTCGAACCGATTCTTTTCCCGACCATACATTTCGCGGACATAAACAAAGTCACCATTCAGAAATTCCACTTTCTTGATTTCCAGTTTTTCCCTTTTCAGTAGATCTTCTCTTCCTAACATTCCCATGATTATTCTCCTTTTTAATGTTCATGATTAGAACTAAGTTTAAAAGTTAATTCAGCAAATTATGCACCGGCACTCGGGCCAGAACCAGAATCGAGCGTCACTGCCCCACTGATCTTGATAGTAACATCCGCTGTAATAGCGCCATCGGTCGGCACCGACAACGGAAGCTCAGTCACAAGCCCTTCAAATTCAAGGGTCGTTGTTTCATCATCGGGCAGAACAATTTCATAATTCTGAGCATCAGCATCTTCAAAATCATCCTTCATCTGCTCATACGTATCCCGTGTGAAATTCATGGTCAAGGAAACTGCACCCGGATCACGAAAAGCTCCCATGAAGGTTTTGTAACCTCCGGTGGTATCCAAGTTTGTCGTATCCGTTGTTCCCCTGGACATGCTCGGGCCATTAATGCTTTTGACCTCCGCCATGTTTGCCCATGCACCAGTCGCAGAATTCCATCGTCTAAATTGAGTTCCTACACCACTCACTGCATTAGACATAAGAAGTACCTCCTTTCATTTGTATTTGTGATATTATAGCCATCTTTTTACCTCCTCTGAATATTGAAAGTTGTTACAAATCTCGCACGGTTGCTCCCATCCCAATCAAGCAAAGCGGGCTCAATTGAACAGAAGATCGCGCTATATAAAGTGCCATTCCTTGTTTCCTGCGCCCGGTTATGGAGTAGCACCTTTATATTATTAATCAAATCCCATGCATCAAGATAACTCGTATCCCGAACACGGACCTGAATGGATGGATAAAAATAATCAGCACCATCATATGTAATCATTGGAGCAAATCCCGGTGTATCAAATATAGTTGCGCAGTCATTTGGTGTATCCGGCTCTCTCCCGATAAATAAATTTGTTGCAAAGGTAAGTCCAAGACCACCGGCAACTAAAATATTTTTTATGTCAACACTTGGGGCATTCATCGTATTCCCGCAGCTCCTTTTATTGTTTTAAGGGCGTATGGGGCTTCCCGTTTCAAAGATGCCTCAAAGAATTTTGCACCTGATCCGGGACGTTGGAACTTTGCACCAACCATTTCATGGACAAACCATGCATAACTAGCAGTGAATCCCATTGTCACAGACGGCCCCCACATTGTATGTTTTGAATCCACGAACCAACTTGCGCGAAGGTTTCCTAAATCAACTGGGATCTTTGGGGACTGTTCATCCATTCCTCTTCGAATCTTCACTGCAACCGAGATCAATCCCTTCAAAGAATTGTTTTCGATCTTTTTAATCTCCCGGTTCAAATTCCGGAGAACACTATCCATTCCTTTTAAGGCCAAGATATGCTCCTCTGACAAATTCAGTACTGCTTTTGAATAGTGGGTTTTTTGTGAACACAAGGATTTCCCAGGCACCATCAACCGTTTCCGGATTATCCTCTTCATCTGAATCCAAATCCGCCAAAGTACCAAGATAAAGATATCCACCTTTATCCACATCTTGAGTAATCATCAATTCCGCATGACTCACCACTTCCCTGCCGTCCGCATCTTTGACCATTTTAGTTTTATCATCCCATCGACAATCTATTTCAACAGGGTCAGCAAATGTGGTACTTCCATATCCATCCGACGTAGGAGTTCCCCAATATACTGCCGTTTGAACACAAACACTTTCGACGAATTTGATTAATGGATCGGTCATTTGCCTTTACCAGTTTTTCGAGTTGGAGAACAACCACTACGGCCTTTATTTGCCCGTTTGCCCTTACCACTCCCATCTCTTTTCGGTGTCCCTTTTGCCATCCTCATCCCCCTTTAATCATTCCAGCTCGGCACAGCGTAAATCATAGCTGATTTACCACCCAATGCCGCAAATTTACCAGTTGAATCCAAGGTCATAACAGTTTGACCATACATCGTAGATTCAAGTTTCATCCCAGTTTTTCCTTGATACACGGCAGCCGCCGGCCCAGCTTTACCAGAAGCAAGTTGCTGGACCCTTGTACTTGCAAGCATGTGCGCGGTCAACCATCGTTCAATTTCCTCTTTCAAGGTATCTGTGATAGTAGTATCCGATCCCAGAACTTCCGTCACAAGTTCCGTTGCCCCAGCAATAAAAGCATCCACGATGGTATCAGAAAGATCAGTGTCTATGATTTGCTTAACTTCAGTTGCCGTTGTGCGCGCCATCTTATTTCCTCCTCGACTTCCAAAGCTTCGGGTCTATGAAATTCAAAACTTCAGACTTCCATTCAAGCCCAAGCCATTCAATCGTTTCATACATTTGCTGATAATCACCAGTCACCATGCGCTCCGGCCAAACAATTTTGGCGTTCAATCCGGTTTCCAGCATTTCAACAAATCTTTGTTCGTGCTGCCGGACCCACCATTTCCAGCCTTCCTTTTCATCCTTGACCCCGATAGCTTTCCGAAATTGCACTTTGGAAAATGCACGCATGAAAGATGTTTTCAAACAAGAATTAATAATGTCCCCTGTCCTACGCCTTACGATAATCCACTTAGCATTCGGAAAAGCATAATGCCAAACCGGCCACATAAGCGTCATTTTCGCACCTTTATAAAACCACGGACCATCTTTAAATCCTTGTTCTTTCATTATCTGCTCAACCCGATTCCGCCAGTCCATTGGAATATTCAGTTTGGTAATATCCGGTAAAGGATATTGACCCATTGCATCCGCTTTCATATCAGTGAGGTATGGTTTCACAAGCTGATTCCGAATATAATAATTCTCGAACATTCCTTTTTTGTTGCTCTTATTCGGGCCGGACATGTCACCGCCAAAAGCCCCACACATATCAACCACACCGGCAACCATACTTGTCCCAGATCTTGCGCAACCCGTGATTAGAATTACATTTTTCATTAGACATCCCCCAATTTCGGCAAAATCTCTTTAAGTATTTCATGTGTTTCCGGGATCTTTCCACCTTGGTTTTCTCGCTGGATATCATCCTCATTATATTTCACATACATTTCCTCGATCATCATCCCTGATTCAATCACTTTAAATTTGTGCATTTCACTCGGCCTGACAGTAAAACATTCCCCACTTGTTAAAGTAACAACTGAGGGCCCATCAAACTGCTCAGTCACAATGTCTACACACCCAGAAACTACTACAAACAAATTATACTTCTCCCGATGGGAATGCCAGCTACATTCATACCCAGCTTTTAATTTCAAGAACGATGTGGCGTGTGTCGAATCCCGCCTGATTAGCCATCGTTCTCCCCACACTTTACTTTCTCGCATCATAGCCAATTCTCCTTTACCCATGTATGGTTAACATTCGGTAATCTCGGCTTGCCGTGAAAACAAACAATCCGAGCGTCTTCCGGTAATCCTCTTTTGCAATTCCGCTTAAATGAATAAATTCCAGGGAACGCATTTTGGAAAAACACAACTTCAGCGGCATTATTTTTAAGAATCTCTGAAATATAATGTTGATCTCCACCATGATAATTCTTAATATTCTCCAACTTGAACTGATCAAACAAAAATGAAAAATCACCTTCATTATTCCAACCCATCATTCCAGATGCCATCATTCCAGCAGCACGGTTCCTGGCATTCCAAGGCAACAGCCCTGACATTGAATAATCATATTGAAGAATATCATCTATATTTCCAAGAATAACAGTATCTAAATCAAAATAAATAATCCGTTTCTTTGTAGATAACAATGGGCGAAACAATTCAATCTTTGACCACCACCCAGCCCATTCCCGAACAAGCGGAATACTTTTACAATCTCTTGGATCAATATCGATATCTGTAAGACAAACAAAATCATAATCAATTGTGGAATTCCGTCTCAGCATATTCCGTAGTTTCAGAACATAATCCAAATCATAGTCACCACCAGATTTCAAGACACAAAACACAGCAATAGAATCATTCGGACCATCCAACTCCTTCCTTTTCAGAACCACCGCCCTCCTCTGCTTTTTCGGGGTATCTCCCAAAATTGACATGCTGGTTTTTGTTAGACTTTGCGGTTTCAACCCTCTTGTATTTTCAATAAAATATGTTTTCCTTTTTGTTTTCGGAGGACAAGCATTCCACATAAAATCTTTATTATAATAATCATTCCAAATGATCAAAGTCTTTTGTTTCAGGACAGCTGACATAATGGTTAATCCGGAAGGGAATCCGATAACCATCTCAGCTCCACGAATCAAACCAAATGCTTGCTCTAAAGTTGTCTGCCCAATCAAGTCAATACAATGTACAAATTCCCGAATATGCATGGATAGTGGATTCACAGCATCCCAGGGCGCTCCCACAAATACCGGAATACATCCTGTTTCATCAGCTATTTGCTGCACGCTTTCAATAATCGTTTGAACTGGGAATTCTTTAATCCAATATGAGTATGTTCCTTGGAAAACGAAATAGAAAACAATATACTTCCCAAATTGCTTAATACTGTTCTTCAGAAACCTTTCCTGCCCCAAAGAAACGAAAAATGGAATATCCCAATCACAATCAAGATCCGTATCAACTTTATCTAATGCAACACCTTTGCCAATATGCCCATTATGACAAAAGAAGTAATCACAATCACCAACATTTTCAAAAATGGTTTGCCCTTTCTTAAAATAAGCTTCCCGCCATAAAGCTCGATTCTCTTTACCACTAATGTCTTTCGTTCCCCATGTGGAATGGATAAAGGGAACCATATCCAAAAATGAAAAAGCCCGATCATGTGCATTATACGTGTTGTCTTTCCGGCATGCAATATAGATGTCCGGCAATCCCAATCCTTCATGTTTCAAAAAAGCTTGAAGTTTCACAAGCTCCCAAAACGAATCACCAATACCCGGAGGAAGTAAAATTGACGGTCGGTTCTGTATAGGTTTCTTGACATAAAATGTTATCTTTGACTCTACAGGGTTTCGGATACTGAATACATGAAATCCAAGACCTTTCAACAATTTTCGGAATTGGTTTGTTGTGAAATACCAAATGTGCTCAATTGCCTTCCATTGATATTCTCCTGCCGGATGATAAAAATTTGGAATTTCAATTATACCGATCCCTTCTTGTTTTAATATTCGGAACATCTCAGATACAAATTTAACCGGATTCAGAACATGTTCCACGACATCATGGCAAACGATATAATCAAAATGATCCGTTGGGAAATAGACATCTTGGAGTTGTTGAGGATACGTATATTCTCTAGCGTTTGAATAATGGTACGTTCCAATTTCGCATCCATAAGCTTCAACCCCCTTCCGCCGACAAGCATCAACAAAAGCACCACTCCCCGATCCAATATCAAGTAATTTTCTACCTTTAGCAATCCGGTAAGATTTCAATCGTTTATCTGCCAATGTTTTATCATGCTGGTAATCTTTTATTGCGTATTCAGGATTCACCGGCGGATATTCCTTTGCATAATATTCCAAGTATTCAGCTTCATCTGAAAAAGGAAGTTCCAATTGCTTGACAATTCCACAACTTGAACATTTCCCGGTAACAAAATCACAAGGAACTGATTCACCATTCTGCGATGTTTTCCATCCAGATTTAACAGTATGATTAAATTCAAGCCCACCACATATACAAATATCAGACATTACATGCCTCTTTAATCGCTGCTGAAATTGGCACTGCATAAAGTTCAGGACAAGTGCAAAAAATTGCCATTCCATTATGAAAATTAACAATAGTCGCAAAAGGGTACATTTTATTTTTAAGCAAATTGAAAGTGAATTCATCCAAATGTACTGAAAAAATATCATCAATTACCAAAACATAATCATGACATAAATTGAGTTGAAGTGCTGAAAGTTCTGCATACAAATCATTCGGGTTATGTGAGGCATCCATAAAAACCATTTCAGCTTTTTCGTCTATCTTAATAAGTTGTCGTGAATCCCCTTCAATTAATTCAACTCTTTCCGTCATGTGACATTGATCAATATTACGTTGTGTCTTTTCAATACTCTCTGAAGTATCCCCTCGGTAATCATCTACAGAAATAACCATCTCAGATTGACGTAAAGCAGAGGCCATAAAAATTGTGGAACACCCATACCCCGTTCCTAATTCAATAACTCGATTTGGTGCAATATTCCTAACCAATCGATTTAGAAACCACAGTGAATTCAAAGTCTCATATCCGGTTTCTTTAACAACCGTTTCAAGATACGGAATGGTATTGTATAAATCAGTCGGTCCCATCATTGCCCTTTCTTACTGATCCGATCAATAACAAGTTCGGTTTGTTCCCCACCTGGATATTCCTTAGTAGCATCAAAAATCATCAAGGCGGCGTCCGCAGGATCAATATAAGCCTCCCTTGACCCACCCCTACCTTTTGTCATATCAGTGTACATCGCCCCAAGGAAAACGCTCAGGACCTTTACATTTGCCCTGATAGCATCATACTGTAAAGAATCTGTAAAACCTTTCAATCCAAACTTGCTTGCACAATATGCCGACTCACCTGGACTTCCTATTTTCCCAGCCACAGAATTGATGAACACGACAATTCCTGATTTCTTCTTTTGAAATATCGGCCAGATCACTTTCGTCAACATGATCGGAGCGAGTAGATTTGTCAAAATGATATCTTCATACTCAGCAATGCTCATATTCGGAAAGAACTTATTGGTATAAATCCCAGCATTATTTATCAGAATATCCACATTTGTCTTTTCAGCAATGACCTGTAATTGTTTAACGGTTGCTGGTAACTTCAAATCACCTTGCTTCTTCCCAGCATGACCAACAACAGAAAACCCATTATCAGCAAACACAGAATATAATTCTTTTCCAAGTCCTCGATTTGCGCCTGTGATTAAGACTGTTTTAGACATGATAAATCTCCTGAACTTTTTCAACGAATTGACTAACAAGAAGATTCTTTGTAAACATCGGAAAATATTTCAAATCCCAGTAAATCGGAGGAATCACATTCCACGCTGTCATTTTTGGGTATAGCTGACTCCATAAAGAAACTGTTTTTGTCCCCAATGCAGGGGAAAGCATAGATAACCCAGAGGGAAATCCAATTACCAGCCGTGCCCCTTGGATCATCCCAAACAAGTCATGAAGGCTTGTCTTCCCGCGCATATCAATCATAAAATCAGTTTCAATAAAGATATGATTCAATCCTTCATCTTCACAATCCCAAATCCCACCAGCAAGAATTGGAATTGTATGTGTGCTTTCAGAAATGAAATGAATTGAATTTACAATTTGATCCAGGTTAAATTCATCCGTCCAATATTTATATGTGCCACGAGTCCCAAAATGGTAAACAATATACGGCCCGTATTCCCGAAGCATTAGTTGACGATAGGAATCAACCGAACTTGGCAAAATCATTTCCGGTTCCCAAGTGCACACATATTCCTGATCAATTTCATTTAAAGCTTTGCCAGAATTGATCGGTCCGTTGTAAACTATAAAATAACCACACCCAAGCACATCTTCAAAGATTCCAGTATCCGGATTATTATAGACCTTTTCCCAGAACCTTGGAGTATGCTCATCCACACTCAAAATCATTCCAGTTGAATTCACAAATGGAAACATTTCAAGAAAAGGAAATGCCCTGTTGTGGCTCCCGTGTGCATCCGGGCGAGTACCAATGTAAATATCGGGCTTCGAGAGTTGCTTTTTCTTCAAAAAGTTTTCCAACTTTATCAAAGACCAATAAATATCACCGATACCCGCCGGAAACAAGATTTTAGGAGGGCTTGCCATCAATACAACTCCTTCATTTCTGATACAAGAACCGGACCAGGGTACTCAGAAGCATAAGCATACGCCCGCATAACATCTTTCCCAGTTTCAGGAGCCAGCACTGGAAAATGAAATAGTTTCTTAAATACACCGGTATAATTCATGGTGTGGGTTATCCCAGCGTAAAAAGGATGCATTCCGCCGGCAACCGCTTTGATGATAATCGGACAGGTGAACTCCCCATCGGATATGGTTTCGATCATGTCTACCTGATGAACCAGAGCGTCAAGAGCATTAAAAATAAAATCATGCCGTTCAAAATAAAGAACGGCTTTGAAACCTTCCATAGTCATTCCAATTGCTAAACCCGCCATAAGGTTCTCAGCCAATGGGGTTTCTAATCGCTGATCAAGTGGGACATCTTCAAGCATCCCGTATGCAGAAGCATGCCGCACATTATACCCAATGAAAATGTAACCTTGATCCGCCAAACCATTCATGGAATTAATTACACCATCTTTGTATTCCATCTCAGTCGAAACACCGGTAAGTTGACGTGGACCTTCCCACAGAAATGACTCTTTTTCCGGTTCTTTTGTAAATTTCAACCACCCAGAAGTGCCAGATCCTCCATGCGGATATGTCGGGGTATACCCATATCTTTGAACGCA